GTACCAAATCCGGCACGCTGTTTCTGGCAGAGGATGATACCGGGCTGCGCTTTGAGCTGACGCTGCCGGATACACAGCTGGGCCGCGACGTGCTTACGCTGGTGGAACGGGGCGATCTCAGCGGGATGAGCTTCGGTTTCCGTGCACTGAAAGAGGCGTGGGATATTGGTCAGTCTCCATACCTGCGTACCGTGATTGCTGCCGAACTACGGGAAATCACCGTAACTTCTATGCCTGCTTACCCTGAGTCTGGTGTGGAAATCGCGCACCGTTCGCTTTTCTCCCAACATCCTCAACTGCGCCGCGTTGGCGATAATCGTCGCCGCTGGGCTGAATTAGCGGGGCTCTGATATGTGGAATATCTGGCCGTTTGGCCGTAAGTCTGAACCCTCTGAGCAACGCAGCATGACCATTGATGAATTTCTGGCGATGGCAGGGATTCCAAATACCGGATCAGGCGAGTACGTGTCTGCGGGTACTGCGGAATCTCTGCCGGCGGTCATGAACGCCGTATCAGTTATCAGTGAGGCGGTGGCAACAATGCCCTGCTATCTCTACCGCGTGCGCAACGATAACGGGCGAGAGGCGCGGGAGTGGCTGAGCAATCACCCGGTGGATTTTCTGCTGAACGAGCAGCCGAACGACTGCCAGACACCTTACCAGTTTAAACGCACGATGATGCGTCATTGTCTGCTGAACGGTAACGCCTATGCGGTGATCCAGTGGGGCCGCGATGGCCAGCCGCAATCCCTGCACCCGTATGCGCCGGGGGCGGTTGTTCCTGAACGTATCGGCCAGCATAAGTACAAATACACCGTTACTGAGCCGTTTACCGGGGCTGTGCGCACCTACCTGCAGGAAGAGATTCTGCACCTGCGTTACTCTACCGACGATGGTTTTCTTGGGCGCTCGCCGATCACCGTCTGCCGTGAGGCGCTGGGGTTAGGTCTGGCCCAGCAGCGCCACGGTGCCAGCATTATGAAGGATGGCATGATGGCGGCTGGCGTGGTCACTACTGCTGAATGGCTCGACAGCGTGAAGGGCAAACAGGCTCTGGATGCACTGGAACGCTACAAAGGTGCCAGAAACGCCGGGAAAACGCCGATCCTTGAAGGTGGCATGGACTACAAGCAGCTTGGCATGAGCAATCAGGATGCCGAATGGCTGGCCTCCCGTCGCTTCACCATTGAAGACATTGCCCGCATGTTCAACGTGTCGCCTATTTTCCTCCAGGAATACAGCAACAGTACCTACAGCAATTTCAGCGAAGCGAGCCGCGCCTTTCTCACCATGACCATGCGCCCGTGGCTGGCGAACTTCGAACAACAAATCAAATCTGCGCTACTGGTGGCCTCTCCGGTTCCGGGAACACGCTATCAGGTGGAGTTTGACTCCGCTGACCTTCTCCGCGCTACGCCGACCGAACGTTACGCCACTTATGAGCGCGGCATTAAGAACGGAAGCATGAACCCGAACGAAGCCCGTGAGCGTGAGGGGATGCCGCCGCGTGAAGGTGGTGACGAGTTTAGCCAAGCATGGAAGCAGGAAGTAAAGATCAGCAAAGACGGCAAGGAAGGTGACGAATGAGGGCGGGGAGTATGAAACGCCGGGTGACGGTACAGAACTATGTATCCAGGCAGTCGCCCTCAGGCCAGGTAATTAAAGAATGGAAAGACCTGTGCACTGTATGGGCGGATATCGCTGACGTGAGTGGTAAAGAGATTATTGCATCCGGCGCGATCATGAACCAAATCACCACCCGTATCTGGATCCGCTACCGCCCCGACATCCTGGCAGGTTATCGCCTTCTTTGGCGCTCACCCAATGCCCGCGGTATGGCCTATTCAGTTGATGCAGTTATTCCCGACAAAGACCATACCCGGCTTGAGTTGCTCTGTAAGGGAGGGATTTTTAATGGTTGATCTGATCACTCTGGCAGAAGCAAAGCTGCACTGCCGTATTGATGATGATTATGAAGACGCGCTTATTCAGGCATATATCGCTGCGGCGCTGGAGGTCTGCCAGAAGCATATCGGTAAGCGGTTTGATAACGGTCTTGAGTTCACTCCCGCTATTAAGATTGGCTGCCTGATGTACGTCTCCCAGTTGTACGAGTACCGCACGATGATTGGTGACACCGACGCCAAAGAGATACCGATGGCTGTCTCTGCGTTGTGGTCTGTCTACCGAGATGTGGGGGTGTACTGATGCCGTGGCAGCCAATGCGCCGGTGCACCGAGCCGGGATGTAATAAGCGGGTGAAGACCGGCAAATGTGATGAGCATAAGCGGGATGCCCGCCGACAAAGCGACAGCCGAAGAGGTACACGGACAGAGCGCGGTTACTCCAACCGCTGGAGCGAATACCGTCGTCATTTTCTGAAAGCCAATCCGCTATGTGTCCACTGTCTCAAGGCTGGAGTCTATACATCGGCAACTATCGTCGATCACATCATTCCTATCGAGGGTGAAGCCGATGTGCTGTTCTGGCCAGCCAGTAATCACCAGCAGTTATGCGCTGCCTGTCATGGTCGGAAGACAACCACAACAGACCCGGTGACGAAGCAGCAGCGTAAAGCCGGTAAGTTCCGTGAGCAGGAAGAAGCAGCACGTCATCGCACCGACTGGATCTATGAGGCAAACAATGACTGAGCAGGAACAGCAGCGGCTGATTAGTGGGCTGATAAAGCAGCGTGAGTCATGGCAACCAGCCAGACAGAGAGCACATAAGAAGCCCGCAGCAAAGCGCATGAGCCAGCGTGACCGGGAACTTATGGAATGCTTCCGCAACCGTTGACAGGCCGCATGGACGGGGTGGGGGAGATTTTCAGGACAATCCCCTCCTGGCGAGGAACCACCCGCTCCCTCAAATTTTTACGCACGGTAATTTTTTTGAAAATAAAACGCGATGGAAACGAGAAATTTTTATGGCAAGACCACCAAAACCGCCAGCCTACCTTGATGAGTTAGCCGCGCAGCAGTGGAAAGCGAAGGCGAAGCAACTGGCCGAACGCGGGGATCTGACTCCCGCCGACTGGAACAACCTTGAGCTTTTTTGCGTCAATTATTCGATGTACCGCAAAGCCGTGGAAGACCTTGCCAGCCGTGGATTCAGCATTGTGAACAGCCAGGGCGGCGAGAGCCGAAACCCTGCGCTGAGCGCAAAGGCCGACGCTGAAAAAATCATGATTAAAATGTCGTCGCTGCTGGGCTTTGATCCGGTAAGCCGCCGC